GATTTTGATTATAAAGATATTGAAGAAGGTGAAAGCATAGACCCTAAGACTGGAGAAGGCGATAAACTATTAGAGCTTTTTGAGGTTTATGAGAAAGAAAAAATTCCTTATATTAATGTTTTCTATAGGGTTCCACCAGATCAATCTGAATTAAATCGTATTAAAATGCAAGTTGATGTTCGCCTTAAAGAGATGACTGAAGAAATGATGGTCAAGCTAAAAGAACAAGATCAACAAATGCGACAAGCAGTAGAATCTGGATCTATGATAGAGGAGAGATATAATTTAGAAATAAAAAAAGCTCAAGAATTAATGAGTCAGCAATTAAATGCAGCAAGGCAAGAATACATGTCAGAACTGCAAGCAGAGGCTTCTAAGGTAGAGAATAAAATTATTAGCGAAAAAGAGTTTAATATCTTAATGAAAGATAAAACTTTTGCATCTTTAGTTATTGATAGAATTTCGTTTTTTGGAACAAGGATTAAGCAAACTGTAGTTATTGGAGATAAAACAATATATACTAAGTACCTTCCAGATAGAATTACTGAGTACCCTATTGTTCCTTTCCATTTTAAATGGACTGGCACACCATATCCAATTTCTGCAGTATCACCATTAATAGGTAAGCAAAGAGAGATGAATAAAGCACATCAATTAATGGTACACAATGCATCTTTGGGAAGTAGTTTAAGATGGATGCATGAAGAAGGTAGTATTGATACAGATTACTGGGAGCAATATGCAAGCTCACCTGGAGCGTTATTGCCAATAAGGCCAGGTGCAACTCCTCCTACTCCAGTGCAACCTGCTCCATTATCTAATGCATTTTTTGGCATTGTTAATGAGGGCAAGCAAGATATGGAGTATTTAGCTGGTATATATGGGGCAATGCAAGGAGACACTAGGGCTCAGCATGAAACATATAGAGGTATGCTTGCAATGGATGAGTATGGTACACGTAGAGTAAAGCAATGGCTTAAAAACTCTGTAGAGCCTGCGTTAAAACAGTTGGGTATTATAACAGCCCAATTTACTCAATCTGTATATACTGCAAATAAAGTATTTAGAGTAGTGCAACCAAATGCATTACATGAAGAAAAAGAAATTGAGATTAATGTACCAATGTACAATGATCTTGGTGAAGCTGTAGGTAAATTTAAAGATTATGCCTCAGCTAAGTTTGATGTTAGGATTGTTGCTGGTTCAACCTTGCCTGTTAATCGCTGGGCATATTTGGACGAGCTAAAAGAGCTTATGCAATTAGGTGTTATTGATGATATCGCCCTGTTATCAGAAACCGATATCAGAAATAAAGAAAGTATTGCTAAGCGTAAAAGTACATATTCTAGATTGCAAGGACAAGTTAGTAGCATGGAATCTGAGCTTAAAGATGCACAAGGTACAATTGAAACTTTACAGCGTCAATTAGTACAAGCTGGTATAAAAGGCAAAGTAATGCAAGCTGCTATGGAGATTAATAAGAAGCGTGATAATGCAAATAGTGCGATGGATAAAGAATACAATGAAACTCGTACACAACAGAAAATGTTGCGTAATGAGAGGCAGCGTAATCTTGACAATGAAAACCGCAGGTTGCAAGATAATGTTTCTAATCACATAAAAAACCTGCAAGACAAGAATGATAAATCTTAAAACTAAGGAGAGTTAAATGAAAAATGAAAAGCAAGTTGAAGGTAACCCAAAGGAATTTGGCTCTGATGACTTCTTTGATGCAATGGATCGCCAGGTAAATGGAGCGATCATGGATGATCAACCGATAGAGGCAACCCCTCAGAATACAGCTGGCCCTACACAGGCAACCCAGCAACAAAATATTGAGGGCACCAGTACTAATGATGTTGATTGGGAAAAACGGTACAAAGATTCAAGTCGTGAAGCCGTTAAGATGCGTGAGCAAATTAATGAGTTAAAGCCATTTGTACCAGTTCTCGAAGCGATGAAACGTGACAGCGGTCTTGTTGACCATGTTCGTAATTATCTTGTTGAAGGTGGAAAGCCTTCAAAATCAGTAAAAGAACAACTAGGATTAGATGAAGACTTCATTTATGACGAAAGTGATGCAATGGGTAATCCAGATTCTGATTCAGCTAAAGTTTTTAATGCTCATGTTGATAGATTAGTTCAAAATAGAGTAGGTGGAATACTTGATGATGAGCGTAAACGTTCATTACAAGCACGTGCTAAAATGGCTAAACAGCGTGAAATTATGGACTTTAAAAATAGACATGAATTTACTGATGAGCAAGTTCAGGAAATAATTGGCCAAGCTCAACAAAGACGAATGACATTAGATGACATGTATTATCTTTTGAATCGTGATAAAGCTAGTGCTAATGTAGCCAGATCTACTAAACAAGATATGATGGAACAGATGAAGAATGTAAGAAACATTCCAACAAGTGCCGGTGGTGTCAATAGTCCAAGAGCAGAAGTATCCGCTGATGATCAAGCATTTGATTCAATCATGGGTTCAGATGTGGACTTTGACGACTTGTTCGGTGGGTAACATTTTGTTATACTGCCATAATAATAACAACCTAAATAAAAGGAGATAATCTCATGGCAGATATCTTTGAAAATGGGTTACAGAGTGCCGCGTTAAGTGATAACGCATTAGGTTCAGCTGGTAGCAGATTAGGTACAACTTTAGGTACAGGTGATTTACGAAGACGATATAACTTCGGTGAACGTGTATCTGAATTGTCACTATCTCAAGACCCATTCTTTCGATTCGTAAGTAAGGTGAATAAACAAGCAACGGATGACCCTGCTTTTAAATTCACAGAAAAACGTGGTTCATGGCATAAACGATATGCTTATGTAAATACAGGTGGTGCTACTTTTACAACATCACAAGGAACAGACGCAAATGCAAACGCAGATGCAGGAAGCAAGATCTATCTAAATATGGGTACAGATTATGCTTCTGCTGGTAACAAAACTAATGTAATGGGCAAATCAGTTGACTATTATATTGGCGGAACAGGAACTAAACCTACATTCCTTTTGCCAGGTCAATTGCTTAAAGTCCCTATGGCTGCTGCTGATAATAGCTCAAATGCATCTTCATACAGTGACTATTTAATAGTCAAGATTGATGATGCTACTGATAGTGGTGAGTTTGTTAATGTAGAAGGTACTGTTGTTAAAGGTATTACTGGCTCTACATTCTTTATGCATGATCCTGCTTCTGTTGCTGTTGGTGGCTCAAGTCAAACTACTGCCTCAGAAGAAGACTTAGCACAATTTAAGTGTTATGTAGTTGGATCAGCTTTTGCTGAAGGATCTGGTTACCCTGAAACTTGGAAAGACCAACCTTATGGTACAGGTTATGGGCAAACACAGATCTGGAAAACATCTATGGCTATGACTAACTCAATGCGTGCTACAGCTCTTAAATATGAGCAAAATGAATGGTCACGCATTTGGAAAGAAAAGCTAATTGAGCACAAATTTGACATTGAGCAATCTTTGTTATTTGGTTCTCAATATGTAGATAGTGCTGGTGTTCAATACACTCAAGGTGCTGTAGACTTTATATCAACATATGGAAATGCATTTAGTCTTGATATTAATACTAAGACTTCAGATGACTTCCTAGATGATATGTCAGCATACTTAGATCCTCGTTATAATAACGGCAAAGGAACAGTGTTCTTCTGTAGTACTTCTGTGTTTAACTGGTTGCATAAATTAGGTGGATACTTTAAGAATAATCTTGAAATTTCTTCTAACTATCGTGCTGACTTAGCTATAACAGGCAAAAAGAAGGTATTTGGTATTGACATTACTGTTATATCAACACCTTATGGAGATATGAATGTAGCTCGTAATATTCACCTTGATGGTACTAACATTAAGTTATTGGGTATTAACATGAGTCATTGTAAATATCGTCCATTGGTAGGTAACGGCATCAATCGTGACACATCTGTTTACGTTGGTGTTCAAACATTAGAAAATAGCGGAATTGACCGCAGAGTAGATCTTATTCTTACCGAAGCTGGTATGCAATGGGAAATGCCTGAGTCTCACGCTATTTGGACAGCATAGGAGGTCTGATTATGGCTAATCCAATGTACGGACAAAATAAGTTCGATAACGCTGTTGATAATTCAACAGGAGAAATAGTGCATTTCAAACCTGGATCAGATGGTACACATATAGCAGCTGCCGAGTCAATAATACTGACTTCAGCTGATGCTGGAAATAGATACTTTGTAGATGTTTCTGCAAATACGTGTTCTGTTAGATTACCTTCAGCATATGCTAATAAAGGGATGCAAGTACACTTTCATCTTGATATTACTAGTGATGCTGAAGCAACTAAAGACCTAGATATTTTCACTGATTCTACAGCTGAATTTATTATTGGTACTTGTTTAGATGCGGGAGCTGTACATGATAGTTCGGTTGCAGATGATCTTTTAAGAATGGATTCTTCTGCAAACGCAGTTAATGCTGGAGACAGAGTTAGCTTAGTATGCGATGGTAAACACTGGTATGTTATGGATGCTGTTTGCTTAGAGGCTAATGTTTTCGTATCTGGCACAGCAACTAGATCATAAGGAGGTAACTGATGGCTAAGTTAGGTGCAAAGGCTGGATGGAATGAAAATTATGTTCAGTCAGTAACAGCTTCTACTACCTTAAATGCCGGAGATAGCGGTAAGGTTTTTACTGTAGCTACTGATACTTTAGTAATTACTCTGCCAGCTTGTGAAGCAGGACTTAAGTTTACATTTGTAAACACAGGTGCTGATGGTAACAATATTATTACTCTTTCACCTCAAGAAACAGATGGAATATGGGGTACTATTACCCTTGCTGGTTCTGTTGTTGATTTAGGTGGAGTTGCTAATAAAGACTTAATCAATACTAAAGGAACTGCAATTAAAGGTGATTCTGTCACTTTAGTTTCAGATGGTACTGATTGGTATGTTACTGCTTCAACTGGCATATGGGCTGCTGAGGCATAAAACAAAATAGATCTGCCCCCTTCCCTGGGATATTCTCTCCCCGCGGAGGGGGGTGGGTTTAGCAAAGGAACTATATGGCATATAATGCAAGATTATCATTTAAGGAACAAATACAATCATTATGTGGCTTTAATATTGTTGATGGCAGTATAGTCAGTAATGATATTGCAGCTAAGTATTTATTAGATGGATTTAAAGATGTAGTTAAAGTAGTAAAAAAGGAATCTCCTGGAGATATAGACAACTTTATTGTTACAGAAACAATTACTTCTAGTCCCTATGGAGTTTCTTCTAGTGGTATTATTAATGTCCGTAGGCAAGTTGGGACACTTGATACTGGGGATAATGATATTCGTACTGCTACTAAAGTATCGTTAGGTAATTTTTCAAGAACTCAAGACTCTTCTAGTTTATCATACAGGTCTAAATTTAATCCTGTGTATATGGTAAATAAGGATTCATCATCAAGAGATAATGATATTACTATTGAAATATCTCCTGTCCCTACTGTTAGCGAACCTGCATTTATTAGTTATATAAACATAGAGCCTAAAGGGTCAAGTGATGGGGATGCATTTAGTAATTTAGATGTATCAAGCCACTCTTATTTATATAATCTTCCAGAACAGTATAATCATGCTGTTATAATGTATGCAGCTATTAAATGTATTGAAAGAAAGTTAGCTTCATTGATATTAGACGATGAAGATATAGAATTAGAAAAAGCATACTCTACTAGGAAAGATAGCTTGATAAGTGAGTATAGAATGTTTTTAGGGGTTGGTAATGCAGAGAGAGCTGCAGCACAACAGCAAGGAGCTGGATAATGAAAGTTCAAGAGTTAATGGAAAGACTTGGAATTACAGAAACTGGTAGAGCTATAGCGTATATTAAAGATGGTTTAGAAGAAATGAATATGTTAGCTGAAACACATATCACTACCGCTAGAATTGATATAGTTAAAGACCAAAGGTTTTATGATCTTCCACATGACATGATTAAATTACTAGATGTTAGATGTAAAAATCATTTAAATTCCAAGGATGAATATAGGTCAATACCAAGGGGTATAGGGAAACCAATTAATAAGGATGCAGATGGCAACTAGAAAAGAATATAGTTATCAAATAAAAGGGAATAAACTTTCACTACTTGAAAAAGATTTTGAAACTGCAGATGGTTTAAATTATAGATATACTGAGGGAGCTGGCTTAGATGGTTCAACTGGCAGTACCATTATTAAATCTCCAACATCAGATGTAACTGATGGAATTGAATTAGAATACACATATAGCCCTAATTATATAGTGAATGATGCAAGTGATACAGTTAGTATGACTGAATATACTGAATCTTCTGGATTGCTGTCTATTACAGTTGCTAGTATAACTGTAGTTGCAGATGAGTGGATATTAATTACAGGATCTAATAAATGGAATGGGCTTCATCAAGTTAATGCTAACGTTACTGGGGGGACTACTGTTGTGTTAAAGACAAAATACAATGGTGGTACAGTTACTGGCTTAACGGCTACTGTATCACATGATGTATCTGTATTAGAGGATGAATCATTTGAATTAGACTTACCAACATATTTATCTAAAGCTTTAGTATATTATGTAAAAGCTAAAGTAGCAGAAGATGCAATGAATCTTGAGCTTAAAGAGTATTCAATGAGAGAATTTAAAAAGATGCTAGAAAAGCATGAAAACAGTAAGGTAGCGGGGCCCAGAATGATTATGTCTGGCCGTAACGCATTAAGATAACAATAAACAAGCCCATTCACGCATTGACATTGCTTAGGGCAGGAGGTAAAAATGTCATTACAAAAGTTCACAGTACAAGAAGCACAAAACGCAGCTTTAGGACAAGCAGGATATGTATTATTAAGTGATAGTAATACTGGAACTGCAGCAGCTGGTGTTGAATATGTAGCAGTAACAATATTAGCAGAAGCAGATACTTTAGTCTCTACAACAAGTGTTGATACAGATAAATATCCAAATTTAAGTACCGTTCCAGTCCCTGTAGGAACAACTATTTTTGGGAGATGGAGCCAAGTAACTGTAGCTAGTTCAAGTGGGACTGCTAAAGCTATATGTTATAGAGGTTAGTATGCCTTTTATTTCTAACGTTTTATCAACAGGTAAAATGAAAAGAAGGGCAAGAAAGGTTCCTAAATTAATAGGACCTCATACAGGAGTTTCAGATTGGAATGATCATGTAGTTACTTCTCAGGTAAGTAGTGACCAACTATTAGTTAGAGCTCCTAGTTCTAGGGGTGGAGAAACTTACCAGGACATAACGGTTGAAAGTGGTATAAAATATAGATTTGCTATAAAGGTTGTTGGATGTACAGGTAGTGGTAAAAAAATGATTAAACTTGGTACTACTTCTGATAATGATTCTTATGCATCTGTAACAGTATCAACATATAGTAATAGTTTTGCTAGAGGAACATTTACAAGTACAAGTACTACTTTAAGATTAACTCTTACGCTTCAATCTGCTGATGCAACTATTAATGTTGGTCAAATACTTATTGAGGAGGTGTAATGCAAGATTCATTAAAAGCTTTAGGAACTAGTACTGGGACATTAATAGTAAATATATGGAATTTAGTACCAGAAGCATTAGGAGTTGTATTAATAGTATTAAATATAATTTATATATGGCTCAAAATAAAGAGATTATCTAAATAGGAGAGAATATGCCTAGAAAGAAAAAAAGTGCGGTTAAGAGGGCAATTGTAACCCCAGATAAGCACTATCCTTTGGCAGATGGTCCGGCTATGAATGTTTTAGCTCAGGCTATCGATATAGTAAAGCCAGATATTTATATTGATCTGGGAGATGTAGGAGAATGGCATGGCTGTTCTCATTGGCAGTGGAAGAAAAAGAAAAGACCTCCACTTGAATATCAAATGCCTTTTATAGATAAAGATATTGAAGATGTCAACGTTGGTATGGATTTTATTGATGATGCTTTAGATAAAGCTGGGTGTGATGAAAGGCATATGATCGAAGGCAATCATGATGACTGGATGAATCGTTTTGTAGATGAACATCCATATTTAGCTGATACTTATTTATTTAAGAACTCTATTCGGCTTGAAGAGCGGGGATGGATATACCATCCTAATAGTGAATTTCTTAAGATAGGTAATTTAAACTTTTATCATGGGAATCAGTTTGCAGGCATACAGCATACTCGTAATCATTTACAAAGATTAGGAGAAAGTATTATGTATGGTCATCACCATGATATACAACAAAGCAGTATTACTCATTTATCAGGTCCTATTAGTGCATGGAGTATAGGATGTTTAAAAGATATGAGTAAAGAGCAAAATGCATGGTTAAATGGTAGGCCGCATAACTGGTCTCATGCTTTTGCTGTAGTTGACTTTTATGATAAAGGTCACTTTACTGTGCATATAGTATCAATCATAGAAGGTAAAACCTCTTTATGGGGAGAAGTATTGGACGGTAATTAATGGAAATGGGATTTATTGATATAATAGAGAAGTTAGGAGTGCCAGTATCTGTTGCTGGTGCATCTATGTGGTTTATTTGGAAGCAAACTCAATTTATACAAAAGTTTTTTATGGATGATTTGCAAGAATCTCAAAATAGACTTGAGAAGATTATTGTGACATTAATATCCCAGCAAAAAGAATTACAGATTGACATAAAGGAAAGTCTTGCAGATATGAGATCTTCTTATGAGTCATTAGTAGAAATAGTACAAGCGTTGTCTGGCAATGGCTTGAAGAAAAGAAAAACTAACGAAAAGGAGTAACAATGGGAATTTTTGGAAAATTAGGTGACCAGGTAATTGATGAAGTATTTGGTGATGAACTACAAAAAGAAGTAGTAGATGCATTAAATAAAAATGTAGATATACCTTTCATATCAGAAGAGACTGAAGAAAAAATGATGAATGCATTATATGATACAGTTGAAGGCGTGATTAAAGCTGCAATTAAAAAAGCTCTTTAATAAAATAGTTACAAGGGGAAGACTGTGGGAAGAAAACATAAACCACAAGCTCGTGATTGGGAGGTTTACGAAGAAGACAATCAGTTACTATATTCATATTTAAAGAAAAAAGGGAAGCATCAACGTGCCGAAAAAAAGCCTAAAAATAGATAGATTTGAAGGTGGATTAGCAAACTATCATAATCCTAAAGATATTGATGATAATGCTTTAGTAGAAGCTAAAGATATTATGGTTGATATTCTTGGAAAAATACGTTTAATGGGAAAATCTGATCTCTACACTCCTCCAGGATCTCATATTGGTCCATTACATGGTTTAACTGCATTAGTTAAACCTGGGTATGGCTTATTTTCATTTGGAGCAGATCATAATATTGGTGATGAGGAAATAGAAACAAAAATAATTGCTATTCAAAGTGAGGGTAAAATTACTCTATTTGATTTACAGCAAGCCCCTGAAGCAATAGAGTTGACTAATGATAGTCAGCTTGGGATGCAAGTAGAACCATCATTTTTTTATCTTAATAATGCATTGAGGATATCTGATGGATTCTTTGAAGAAGTTGGTGGTGATGATGGGACTAGTACTCCTGCACATGATGCTATAGAAAATGTATGGTATGGGTTTATTAAAAGGACTATGTTTGGAAATGATTCATCTAATGCGTTAGCTGCTAATTTTGGCTGGACTCAAGAACGACAAGCAGTTACTGGCAACCCAGATGTAGAAATTGCTGATGGACCTCCAGCTATTGATTTAGGTAGTAATCCAGATGCAGGAAGTGGAGCTATTGGGTGTATTCTTACATTTTCAGATAATACTGATGGAGAATGGAATGATGCAGAGCTAACATCTCTTAGCTTTGGTTATTCCCTTCTTTATGATGACGATGAAGGATTTGGAAAACAAGAAAGCCCCATTAGAAAGTATGGGGGGTCTGCGGTAAGTATTGGCGGTTCTGTAGATAAAAAAATGACAATGACAATAAAAATCAATAAAACTGAAGCCACAGATTTTTCAGGGTTAGGATTTCCTAATAGAGTAACTGGATTTAGAATTTATTGGATGGGTGAAGGTGGGGCAAATGATTTATTTGAAGATCCATTAATTCTTGCTACAGGCCATTTTAATCGAGGAGTAGATAATGAAGGAGTAGTCGTTGCTCATAGTAATCAAGAGCAATTACTAGTTGGTAGTGGTAGTTATTTTACCAATACTTCAGCATTAGATATTGTAACTCAACCAGCTTTGACATATGAGTTAACAAACTTTTATAAGCACAATGTTGCATACACTACTGCAAGATACAAAACATCTGTAATAGTTAATAATATATGCTATATTGGACATATTAGGCAAGGGGGCAGGACATATGCAGATAGAATGATTAAATCGCCTGTAGGCAAGTTTGATATATACCCTTCTACTAATTTTTTAGAAGTTGCTATTGGCGATGGAGATGCTATTGTGGCTTTGGCTGAATATTCAGATAGGATATTACAATTTAAAAAAGAATCTTTATATATAATTAATGTTTCTGGAGATTATGAGTATGTAGAAGATCATCAGTTATATATGGGTGTTAATAGCCCTGCAGCAATTACTAAAATGGCGAATGGCATAGCATGGATCAATCAATATGGATGCTATATTTATAATGGGGAGTCTATACAAAATATTATATCTAATAAAATTGATCCATCTGAATGGAAGGCATTTGTTGGAACTAAAGGAATGCTTGGCTATCTCTCTAAAAATCAACAGCTTATTGCTACAAGAAACCCAAACAGCTTTTTAGATAGTGGTGATATATTTATATACGATATTAGAACTAAGTCATGGACTAAAGGTATTAATAAATTACCATTAAAAAGTAAATCAAACTTTATAAGTACTTATTTGGGGGAACTATTAATAGCTTCTAATTATGGTGGGAGCTCAGATGGCGTTTCAAGTGAGTATCTGAATATCAATCAAGATTCAACGCAAGTTAATAAAATTGATGGAGAGTGGACTATTCCTAATTTATCTAATGCTACTGGTCAAAATATGAAACTTCAAATTAACAGTATTGATATAACTCCAAGCTTTTCTTATGATTTAAATAGCGGTATCAGCTTACAGCAAGCTGTTAAAGATGCAATTGTAAATAATGGTAATTTGCATGATAATGCTTTAGAGGTTTCATGGTCTAATGAAATACTTGAACCAAACCCATTAAGAATCACTATGGATGGGGATCTGACTAATGTTATATCAAAAAATTTTAGCACTGGAACTATGGCATGGGTCAATCCCCCAACTGGAGCAAATAGCATTACCTTCACTCCACATACTGTACAAGGAAGTTGGACTAATTTATATGGAGGGCTTCAGGCAATTCAGAAAGAAGGTGAGCATCTTTGGTATTATGGCGAGGTACTTAGATTTAGATTTAGAGCATGGCCAAGTGAAGGGTCTATGAAAGATAAGTTTCATGTTGAATTATTTTCACTAACTATGGAAAACGATCTTAACACAAATATATTAGACTTAATAGGAGCTCCAGTAACAGTTACAGGTTTAAATACTACAGTTGATAGTGAAGATATATCGTTTTTAAATAAAGAATATACAGTTGTTAATACTTCAGGTCATCTTTTTGGAGACCACCTTCTTGCAGATATTTTTTTAGGATCTGAATTTTCAGAAGATATTTACGACCAGTGGAATAATAATATTTTTGGAAATGCTAATTTAACTAGAAATGACTTGCATAATAAAACTTGTGTATTAACAGGGCGATCTGCTAGTATTTATAAAAATTCTGTTGGGGAATATTGGACAATAGACGCAATTGGAATAGATCGAAGTGGAGAGTTTCAAATTGGAGATGTTATTACAACTTCTTTTACTGCGGAGCCTGGGTCTATTGAAGATAGTTATAATGGTAAGCAATTTGCTATACTTTCTTGGGATTTTCAGGATAGGGGTGAGGAAGCTGCACAAATTCAAAATGATCATCTAATTGTACATACTCTTGGTAGAAATTTAATTAGAGTTACTCCAGTTGGGCCTCTACCATCAAATAATACTGCAAATATTATGACAAATTTTACTATTAGCAAAGAATCTCAAGATGTAGAGCCTGACACTATAAGCACTCCAGTAGCATCAGTAGGGTCAAAATACATAGGGAATATATATAGGTATGGACTTCTTTCTGGTGGGAGTGAATATCGTTTAGCAATAGATTCTAATAATAATATATATGATGAGGCTATTTATACAACATCTACAAATGATACCCCTTCAGAAGTTGCATCTGGTATAGTTGCTAGTGTAACTGCAAATAATTGGGTGGGTAAAAATATGATATCATCAATAGAACAAATTAGTATGTCAGCTGTAGAATTAACATTTACGGCTTCTGGAACTACTATTAGGGGGGCTGGGTTATATAATGCTGGTTTTAGGACCGGAATGGAAATTAGCGTAACCGGGACATCTTCAAATAATAATAGATTTTATATATCTCAAATAACTACAGGCTCTCCTGACATAATTACAACCAATATCTCGCACGGAGGTCTTAGTAACCCTGTAGATGAAACTGCAACATGCAGTATATCAGCAGGGGGATTTATATTAGAAGATAAAATAACTACTGGTGGTTCGATATTAAATCTTGGTGGTTATATTTATACTAAAAAACTACAAATAGATTATTTTAATAATGACGATAATACTAATCGAAGTTCATCTAATATAAGAATAATAACAAAAGAATTAATATTTGATGATTTAAGCTCTAAAAAGAATATTAATGCAGTTTATATTTCTCATAATCCAAGTAGTAATATTAAAGTCTATATAAAAACAAGTAATGAAGGTTCATTTTCTGTAATACATCCAGAAGAAGAACATGATGAAGTATATAGAACATATAAATATAATGTTAGAGCGGTTAATGCACAAGTGTGTCAGATTAAGATTGAATCTGATGGAGATGTAGATAATTATGAATTAGATGACATATCAATAGTTTATAGATTGAAGAGCCCTAGATAATGCCTAAGTATAGAGATAGACAGCTACATCATCTTAAATCTTCTCAAATAAGAGTTGGTAAAGGTGTTCCTCGTAATGATGAAGGATTTGATGGTGATTTAGCATTAAGAGTAACTAATACTGGTTTAAAGCTATTTGCTAAATATAGAAATAAATGGTATATAATTGGAGAGCACTTAAAAGAAATTGGTGGAGGCAGAGAAGAAGTTAACTCTAGTGCAGGTAAAGTATCTCCTGGAAATAAAACTCGCATATCAAACTCTGGAGATCTTCAATTACAATCTGGTAGAGATATAAGTTTTAATGGGAATAGAAATAATCTTTTACTTGGAGAAGATAAAAGTTCATCTTTACCTACTAATAATAAAAATTTAAGACTAGAAGCAAATGGTAGAACTTTGCAATATTGGTTTGAAAATGCCTCTGCATCTTGGGTTACAGCTGGGTCAGGGACACACCCTGCATCTTTTGCTGCACAAAATTTAATATTTGACTATACTGCTTTAGGTAGCAGTGATTATAATATGCAGAAAGCAGGCTCTAATTTGCAATGGGAAATCAATGGAGTTAATGCTATAGATATGACTGCTACTGGATTATCAGTTGGAGCAAATAAAAGAATGACTCTTACAGATAATGAAATTGATGTTAGTTCTGGTGATTTAACTATCGATGTAGCTGGAAGTATTATTGTAGATACAGATGGAGGTAGCTTTAGCATTAACGATAGTAACCCTACTGCTTATTATCCAAGTCTCAACTTAACTTCTACTGATGCTGGTGCAGCTGGTCCAATACAAGTATTTAAGCAGGACAGTGCAAGTCCAGCTATTGGTGATGTATTAGGAGAAATATTCTTTCAAGGTGACGATAGTGGCGGGAATATTACTGGATATGGATCAATTAGAGGTATGATTGAGAGCCCTACTGGTGGGAGTGAAGAAGGCAAAATAGTATTTTCTGTAATGGATGGAAGCACTTCGCAAATTGGATATCAGATGACTGGTGATGACGGCAAAGTAAATGTTAATGTTGGATATGGAACAGCGTCAGTCACAACTGTTGCAGGTGACTTAGATATAGATGGAGATGCAATTACTTCTGCGGGAGCTCTAACTGTAGACTCAGGTGGGTCTATTACCTTAGATGCACATGATGGAAATTTTATAGCTAAAAAAGCAGGTACTGAGTTTAGTGTAGCTAACAGTGCTTATGCAGGTATGATACTTGGCTATACTACGCTTGGACGAGATGCTACTCCTGCAAAATATGATGTTCTTGCTTCTATGAATCCTGTACATGATGATATGAAGGTGACATTTAAAGCCCCTCCAAGTGGAGTAGTAGAAGTAATGGCAAGTATTACTGTTGATTTTGACGCAAGTGCAAGACATTTAACATTAGGATTATCTACTACTAATGCTACTACAGGATTTACATCTCTTGATGCTCAATATGAGAACTGGGCTACTATAGGAGCGAGCACTGAAACTTACGTACTTACTCATAGGTGGGTTGTTACAGGGCTTACTGCTGGTGCAGTAGATACATATTGGTTTGCAGCAGGGGCTGCTCAAGCAGGCAGAATAGATCTAAGATGGGGAGGAGATTCAAGTGCTGTAGCTGATGGAACAGAGGCATCTGAATATGCTCCTTTTATAATGAAAGTAACAGCATTGCCAGCAGCAACTACTGATTATGCTGTATATGGATAATAAAAAGGTTGGAATTTTAATGAATAAAGATTTATATTACACGGATTTCCAAGGAGACTCTTATGAGTAATAGATTAAATAATGCTTATGCAGATGCATTTTTTGCAGCAGATAAAGCTGTAACAAGAAGGAAAGTCCAGCGTGAAAAAGATGCACTAATGGATGAATATAGTGAGGCCCAGCAGGCACTTGCAGAAGGAACAGAGCTGGCAGGTGAAAGACGTGGAGAATCTAGTGTTATAGGTGGTGCAGTAGGATGTGGAGTAGGTATTGTTGCAGGTGCTTTTGGTTTTGGAAATCCTGTAACCAATTGTGCTACTGGGTATAAAGTTGGCTCTGGGGTAGGTGCAACTACATATGATTGGGGTTGGTATGATGACCTTGAAGAAAACTTAGAGGACATGAGGGATCAATTAGAAGATTTTGATTTTCAGTTAAGTGATATGTCTAGAAAGTATGATTCAGAAATACATGAACAATGGGGAAAAGGTGTTGAAAGACAATTAGAAGCAGATTTAGAAGCATTTGATGTTTGGAATGAAACTTTTTATAATAATTGGGCTGAAGATTTATTGTATAACATGGGACCAATAGCAGTTGATGTAGCTAAAACTTATGGATTAGCTGAAATAGCAGGGTCATTTAAAATAGGAGATTCTTCATCCTTTTCTCCACCTCCAATTCAAGATCCAGTCTATAGAGATTATACTAGCCAACTAGCTAGTAAGCCATATACTAGTGCCGGTATAGGCATGGCGTCTAGAGAATATATTTCTACTCCTGATTGGAGAGGAGTAGGTAAATAGTGCCTGAGCAATACAATCCATTTGAAATAGAGGGGATATCATATGAAGGATATACTGGAGGGTTATCTTTTGATGATAGAATTAATATTGGAGTTGGTTCTGATTATCAATTTGGAAGAGATATTTATGAATGGGGTGGAACTCCAGATTTTCAATTCAATGTTTCTACTGGACTTCCTGAAGGCTATAATCCATTATTTTCATTAGGATCAAGTGACTTAGTAGATGCTATTGCAACGTTAGGATTTAACCAATATGAAGGCTTAGAAGGCTACGATCAAGTTCTAGCAGATTTTACAAATATGTATAGCGAACAGATTGGACAATGGGCTTTTGATGCAGCAGAAATAGCTGATCTAGAGAGTAGATATGCAACAGATATGGAGCATGCATGGGAGACTTATGATACGTGGACACAAGCACAAGCTGGAGAAGGTGGAGTATTAGAAACTCAATTGTCTAACTTGGAATCAAATTATTTAAGTGGATTAGAAGATATAGAGATAGATAAACAATCTCAATTAAGAGAAGCGAGAATGTCTAGAAACCAAGCATTGCAAGCTGGTATGCAAGAATTAAAATCTAAAAGATTACAAGCTGGTAGAGGCATTGGAGGAGGTGGATCTTTAGCTTTTAAAAATTTACAAGAAAAATTAGGGAAAGAGATTAGACAAAATATAATAAGCCAAAGAGGCATACGTGATTCTGCACAAGCAGCAATAGCAGAAGATCTTGCTGGATATGATTTTGATGTAAGTGGCATACAAACTGGGTTTTCTGATCAACTAGAATTGCAGAACTTAGGATTATCTCAATATCTTGAAACTGTTGGTGGCGAATTTGAACTAGAAGCATTAGATATATATGAAGATTGGTATGCAGGTCTTATTCAAGATATGACTACTCAACTTTCAGGCTATACTGCACCAGCAGGTTTTGAGCACTTTGAATTTAATCCATTTAGCTCTGAAGCATATACTGAAGAATTGGCTACAGTTGGAGAAACTACTGGCTGTACTTATCCAGATGCGAATAATTATGATCCTCAAGCAACTATTGACGATGGCTCCTGTGAATATGGAACAGAGCCAGGGTCACATGACTTAGGCGCTGGAGATGAAGTAGTTGGCCCAACAGATACAGACCCAGCATATAGTGGTAATTGTCCTGGTGGAGAATCTTATTGTGGAATTGGTTGGTCTTGGTCAGATACTTTATGTCAGTGTATAGAAGAAGGTGGAGATGGAGACCTTGGTCTTGGTGGAACTGATGAAGGAGGTGTATGGACTGATCCTGATCCAGAAGGAACTTGCCTTGCTGGTGGAGGAGTATGGACTGGTGGAGGATGCGTAGAGGCAGATGAATTAGGCCAAGGCAGTACAGGTGGCACAGGAGGCAACATTGTCTTTCCTCCAGGATGGGGTACTGGACCTGGTGCTAATTATGGAACAGCATTTGAAGTAGGTATGCATTGGTGCCCTGAAGGGAAACAGCCAAACAGTTATGGTGGTTGCGATCCAGTAATAGCAGTTTAATGGGAATAGTTAAAGAAATATACAGGAGGCATAATGGCAAATAATAATTTAGGCCCTATGGATCTATATTGGACTAAGTATGAAGATAAATGGAGAGAATTAGGCTTTAGAAATGCTGATGAGTTATATGACAATTATGGTGCATTATTCTTTGATTATAATACTTTACGTGAAGATATTTCAACAGAACAAACTGGAATAAAAAAAGACCATCTTCAAGAAAATCTTGATATATTTATAGAGCAAGAAGAAGATAGATTAAAAAAGAATACAGGGTTTAGACAGCAAATTTCTGAAATGAATCTTAGTAATCTAAAGAACAATATGTCAAAAGCTAAACATAATCATCAATTGAAAAAAGATGCAATTACTTTAGGTGCATTAACTGAATTAAATAATATCACTGCTACTCAAGCTAAAACTGGCATTCATGTTGGAGAAGATATTACCAATCTTGCATATGATGCGGTTAAGAGTAAAATTAATACTGCCAATGCTTCACATGCATATTCAAGAAAAAAGACCATTAAATCTATAGATGATATTAAACGTAATACTGGCTATTATGCAGAAGATGGAGATTGGGTAGAAGGACGAATTGGAGATTTAGAGTCTGTTAAATATGATGCAGCTTACAATATGAAGCTTACTAATCTTGAAAATAGAACAGAGTCATTAAATTTAGATCTTGCAAAAGAAGTTGATAATATGCAGGAAGCATGGGAGATTTCTATTGCTAAAAATGTTAAAGATTTATTTTTTACAGATCCTGAAGGTCAAGATTATGATTTAATTTATGAAGGCGATGACTCACTTACAGGGTTAGGATTAGCTGAAGATAAAGCAATAGATTATATTGATTTTGCTCTTGAATATGGGATTGAACCTGAGTATCTTAGACTTTCTCTAAGTCGCCTAAAAGATTCAGGACTTTCAGAAGAGTATATAGATAATCTTATGAATCAATTAAATGATGGGTCAATTGATATTGATGAGTTTTATGCTGGACTCCAAATAGAAACAATTGATCGTGCATCAACTCCAGGGTATGAGAGACTTGATGACCCAGGGGGTGGAAACGTAGGAGGAACATATGGAGGCCCTAGACCATAATGTCAGAATATAAACAATTTGGCTCTAAGAGCATTCAACAACAGCAAATGGAAGCATTAGATAAAACTCTTACTGGGCTTGCTGATATAGCATTAGATTACAAGAAAGCTAAAGAAGGTGAGGCAGACTCGACTCAAGCTAGTATATTAAGATCATTAGAATCATTGGCTATTAAAGATTATGATGCAGATTACGAGCTAGAGATTGCACAGGAATTGTTTGACACTAAGGCTAAAGAAGTTGTTGGCGATGAAAATATTAAAATTGCTAATACAATGAAAGATGTTATGACTAGGCGTTATAATGGAAGGGTTGAGGCTGAATATCAAGCTCAATTAATGAAATCACTTGAAGACTTAACAGATAATGCATCTAAATTTAAGAGTGATCAAGAGTATACAACAGCATTAAATATTTTTGATAATGGATTAGGTCAAGTAAGAGGTTCAGTAAACCAAAGTTTAGCTAAAAATTTAAGAAAAAATATTGTTGCAAATAGAAATATATTGCGTAATGACACTGTTATTCAGTCTTCTATTGCAGAAGCTAAGAATGAATTATCCAAGCTTTCTGATGAATTAGAAACTAGTGATATTATTGATGTTTTAGGTAATTTAGATCAAGTTGCAAAACAATACAGAGGGAACAGTTCTGCGTCAGCATTTAATGATTTAAACGATCATAGAAATGATGTTATTAATTTAGCAAATTTATCAGAAGATATAAGTGGCCATGATACAATGCCAAAACAAGAAGAATCTTTTGAACAGTTTAAACAAAGGTATCCAATTAAGCAGTTTAATGAAGAAGAACTAAAATCTATCTATGAACATAATAAGATTGTTAAATATAAAGGGTATCAGTTAGATGATTCAAAAATGCAACGTGCTTATAAACACTTGCAACGAGGCGAATATGATAAAGCTCAAGAATGGTTTGATAAAGCTGAACAAGGCATTCAAGATAGTGCATGGGATAGCTGGGGTAATATAGTAAAAGAAAGATCTTCTGATAGCAATAGTGCTATGTACTATAAGGATAGCAATAGGCCTAAATCTGGTAGAGAATTAGTTCATCCAGATCTTATACCATTCCAACCAGAACAAGATCAAAACTTAGACAGACGTACTTTAGCTGATTTACGTCAAAAATATGAACATAACATTAAAATACTTGCTAATGAGTTTGAAGACGAAACCTATACTTCTTTATCTGGAGTTGATATTAAACCCTTATCATATAGCGATGTAGATGCTCAAGGTATTTTTGTTAATATTGTCAGTCAGTTTGCTAAAGAAGGTAAGACTATAAGTGAAATTACATTATCAGACTTGCAAGAGTATTTTGCAGGCTTTGAAACTGGTGGCCTCCTTGGCAAAAATGAAAAACAACGTGCTATTGAAAAAACATTTGCTAGTCTTATCTATGGATATCTTACATTAGAAGAAGCAGACGAAGAATTGAGCAGTACAAGACTTGAAACAATATTAAGGTAGCTCTATGTCTTTAAGAGAATTTACATCCAGTGAATTTGCCAATCGAATTAGAGCGGCTTATCCTACTACAAGATATGCAAGACTTGAAGATGAAGACTTGCTAAACCAATGGTTTTTAAAACACCCAGAACATATTGCTCATATTAAAGATAGAGATAAATTCGCTACATTTAATCCAGAAAGCAATACCATTCAGTTTAAAAATATAGGGCAAGAAAGACAAATTAAAAATTGGTCAGACCCTAATCGTGCAAGTACGGGTAAAATGATCTATCATAATTTAAAATCTATGATCAAACAAATCCCTGCAGGAGCAGTAGGTACCGCTGCAGCTTTATTAGACTATATTACATTAGAAGAAGATGATCCAAGACGTAGAGTCAATCAGTATTTTAACGAAAATGAGGCTGTATGGTATGGGTTAGCATTAGATTCAATAAATAATTATAATGTAAAAATTCCAGAAGGAAAAACAAAAGATCAATATGCTAGAGAGTTAGCACAAAGAGAAGTAAGTAAACGACCAGACTATAAATTTTCAGCTGTTGAAAGAGATACAGCTAGACGAGCTGGTGCTGACAATCTAGAAAGGACTAGAGATCTTAGGGATATAGCTACATCATTGGCTAATTTTTCATATGATTTAAAGAAATGGGCAGATGAGTCTATTAACGAGACAATTAAAAATGACCCAGCAATACAAGCATACATGCTTGATGTTGACTCAGACCCTATGAATTGGAAAAACTTTTATACTCCTAAAATGATAAAACGTGGTTTTGCTGATCTAGCTCCATCAATTATTGCTATGGGTGCTTGGGGTACTGTAGGTACAGTGTCAAAGGGAATAGGGGCATTTACTAAGCTTAAAGCTCTTAAGTCAGCTGGCACAGGTTTAGTAAAAGGTTCACAAGCATTAGGGTTAGGTACAATGGCTGCATTAGAGGGTGGAGATATATATAGTACTGGGCTTGATATATTAGTAGACGAATATGGGTTTGAACCTAAAGATGCAGCTCCTATTGCTGGTTTAGGTACTATTGGATATGTTCCAGTTAGTCTTTTATTAGAAAAATTTCAATTCAATAAACTTACTAAAGCCCTTGGGGTAAACAAACAAGCTGATAGAATATTTATGTCTACCTTGATGAATAGACTTGCAGGTAAGGTTTCCCTTGAAGAATTAGGTGCACAGGCAAAACGTGGTGTAGGATGGGAACTTTTGTGGGGAGGTATAGATTGGACTGCAGGAGCACTTGAACAAGGAGGTGTAGAAGGGTATCAACAGACTTGGAATTACATTATATCAGAAGCAATGCGTCAAGGTTATGGACCTACTAAAGAAACAGCATTAACGAATTTACTTAAAGAAGTTGGGGCTACTATTGGTGAAGAAAGGTTCTCATTATTAAATCCATTTGCTTCTGATATTAAAGAAATTAATCAGTCTGCATTTTCTGGAATGTCAGGAAGTATTATACCTGGTGTGCCTGCAATTGGCAGAAGGCCTGCTAGAGCATGGAAGCAATATAAAGCTGCATTTCATGCAGAAAAAAGAAAAGATGGAACTAGAGCGGGCTTTAGCATTGACCAAGATGGCTCTGTAATTACATTAATAAAAGATGACCTTCCTTATTATGTTTATAATGCTGGTACTGAAGCTGAAGCCGTTAAAATGGCTGAACAGTTTAGATCTGATTTGTCTAATAGAGAAGTATATGACTATGAAGATATTAATGATGAAGGCGATTCAAATGCTAACATAGCAATTAATAGAGAATTTAATACTATAGAAGATTATGCTAATTTATTAGCAGGCCAATTAGAACTTAGTGAAATAAAAGCGAATACTGAATATGAAAAAGCATTTGGTAAGAATCCAAATAATGTTCAGAAACTAATTATCAAAGGTGCTAAGTATGATAGTGATATAGGAAGAAAAGCATATGATATAGTCAGTCAATCAGGTAATGCAAATATATTTAAACAGTTGGGGCTAGAGGACAATACTGTAAAAGCACTTGAAAGAGAAGTTGCAAACTATCTTACTAAATCTAAATCTATAGAAGCACATGAAAAAGTTAAAGGCACAAAGAATGCTAAAAAGCTTGAAGATATTAAGCGTACTATTGGTGAATTTAGCACTGATGATGTATTAGATGCAGTAGCAGAAAATAGATATGAAGAAATGCTATCAGAAAAGCTTGATATACAGCTTGAGAAAAAGCTTGATGATAAATTCCAAAGCAAAATAGACAGTAAAGTAGATGAAGATAATGGTCTTGGTCAACTGCAAACTCTTGCTAAAGGTGTAGATTTAGGTAATATAAATAAAAAGAATCTTCAACCTGCTCAACTACAAGCGGCATTAATGCTTGGGTATTTAAAGAATGGAGAGCAATGGTTGTATGATAGGCTTAGGAGCGGTAAAGGCAAAGCAAATAATACTACCCTTAACAAACTATCTAAAACATTAGGTCTAGAATTTAAACCGGATGAGATACGCTCTAAAAGAGAGGCTGTTATAGAACATGTATCTGGTACATTAATGTTATTTGCTGATCAATTTTCACAGGAATTTAAAGGTCAAACAATTTCTACCTTAAAGAAAGAGCAATCAAAGAAAGATAAGCCTAAGCGTGAGGTTAAAGAAGCTCCTCCTGTAGTAGAAGAAAAGAAACCAGAGTATAAAGAGGTTGCACCTGGAGTATTTGAAGAAGTAGGCCCTAAAAAATTTAGAATACCAAAGACTATAGAAGCAATAGATAAAGCTATAGCAAGAAGTGAAAAGTATTTAGAGTCAGATGAAATTACTAAAGATGAAATACCAGATGTTAAAGCTAGAATAGCTGCATTAAAACTAGGTAGAAAAGAAAAAGAGACAGCAAAGCCTACAAAAGCTCCAACTAAAAAAGAAACTGCTGCAGAAGGCGTACTAACTGTAGACCAAAATAGACAGCTTAATAAAGATATTAAGAAAGCTAAAAAAGAAGCAAGTGCTGCTCGTAAGATTTATCTTGATGCTCTTGATGGGCTTGAAGATGGAACTGCAACACAAGATTATGTAGATATTACAAAAATAGCAAATGAAGAAGCAGATTTAAAAGTATTAAAGCTACAAAAAAAGAAATATGGAAAACGTGAAGCTAAAACTTTAGATGGAAATATTATAATTAAAGAAGCTATAACAAAAGGTAAAGAAATAGAAGCTATTGATGCTCAGATTAAATCAACTGAAGAATGGCTATCTAAACAAAAAGATCCAGTTCAAAAAACAAGACTTGAAATCATGCAAGATAAGCTTGATAAGAACCCTAAGTATAAAAAGGTTATTGCTAAAGAAAAAAAGGCAAAAGAAAAAGTTGCAAAGGCTAAGAAAGAGCTTGCTACACAAACTTCAACAGAAGGCTTTATGCCAGAACCTTTTCAAAAGGAAACAATTAAGAAAGTAGAACTTGCTGAAAGAGAATTAAGTGCCGCTAAAGTTGAAAGACAAAAGCTTGAAGAACAAGTACAACTAGATACTCCAGTTAGTAAAGATAATCCTTCTCAAGCGAAATATGATGCTGTAGATAAATTAGGGAAGACTTTTCAATGGATAGATTTTCCTGGAGATAATTTAAAGCTGGCTAAATGGAAAAATACTTATAATAGTTTAGCTGGAGAATACTCACTTGGCGGGATTGGTTCAGTACTTCAAAAAATAAACACTGAGACTATCAAGGGATTGCCTGGCTTAAAGCCTTTACTAGCTTCTCAGGCTAGATTTGAAGAATTAATGAAAGTTGTATCTAATTTTTGGGATAATAATACAGATAAATGGAAGGCTAATTTATCAAAGAAAGATCAAAAATTACTTGATGAATATATAGAATTATTAACTCAAGGTGTTAATGCACTTAAAGAAACATTTAATCCAAAATTAAAAAAAGCTGGATTTGATTTGATTTTTGATAAGCAAGAAGATCTTAAAGGGGAAGCATATTTAGATATACCTAATAGGGTTCAATTCCCTCCTGCTAAATCTAGGAAAGAAGCCCATGCTATAGTAGATGGAGAGAAAGTTTTATTAACTGAAGAGCAAAAAGATAGATTGCTAGCAATAAATGAAAAGAAAAATTCTCCAGTACTTGCATTGCAAGGTCAAGCAGAAGCAGAGTTATATCAACTAGGGGGAGAATTAATAGAACAAAGAAAAGCACCTACTATATCTACTGATGCTATTGTACAAGCAATAAAAGAGGTTAATGAAGAAACTCAGGAAATATCAGGTATTGTATCTAAGATTATTAAATCTGAAGAAACTCAAGCCCAAGATATTAAAAATGAAGCTGATAATATTAATAAAGAAATTGATGAAGACTTTTGTCTATAGGAGAGTAAATGGCTAGATTTTCTACATGCCCAAATTTAAATAATATTGGATCAGTTGCTTCACGAATGGAAGCTATTATAAGAGAATACATAGATAAATTCCCAAATGATGACAAGAGTAAAGTAGCAAAGATATTATATAATACAATTGCTCAAGAGCGTCCTGATATGATTGATATATTTACTGAAGCAATTCTTGAGATAAAAGGTATTGACTTAGGTTTATTGTTTGATTCTGGTGAAGTAGTTGATTTAGCATATGCATCTTCTCCATTAAAAAATTCTATTGTATCTGACGGTGGATCTAAAAGTGAATCCCTTAATGAATCTGGAAGAGATGAAGATACAGATTTTGATAGTGATGATCAAGTATTAAGACCGGGCGGTTATAATGTAACCGAGTCTGGGATGGACCCATTTGAAGTAGCATTCAATACTGCTATTGGAAGAAAATTAAAGCCAGAAGAAAGAGCTAAATTATTTGATGCAGCTAGTATATTTAATGACTCAAATGATTTTTATGATTGGGTATATGATCAATTTTTAGACCCATTAATTCATGATAGTGGCTTAGATACAAGAAGTCCAAATTATAATAAAAATTTAGAAGCACGTAAAAGACTAATAACTGTTTTTTATAATACTCACAATGAATTAAATAGTCAAAAATTTACAGCTGTAAAAGAATTAATTTATACCAACTTAGATGGAAGTGCTGTTATTGATTCTGTTGAAAGTGTTAGAGATGCTATACTTCCTGCTAATGATAAAAGGTTAGTTCTTAACCCTCAAATTAGCCTAAAAGATAAAAAAGAACAACCGTCTACTGTTGGGAAAAGTTTCATTGATAGTTTAAAAAATAAAATTAGAGGGAAGTCTGTCGAGTCCTACACTCTATTTATTAATTTAAAAAACTCTGGGAAATTAGTAGCACATAAAAAAGATGATAGCTGGTCAATGTTTGAAGATACTTCTGAGTTTAAGCAAAAAGATTTAGAGCTATTAGAATATAAACTAGCTAATTTAAAGTTCAACAAAAAAGATGCACCTGCTGTGCTTGTTGGCATGAGACCTGGGGACAATGGTAGATTAATAAGCACATTTATTAATCCTCAAATCTTTAACTTTATACTCCCTAAAGATGCAGTTATTAAGTATATGAAAGCTTTAAACTTTTCTGCTGAATTGATTGAATATGTAGAATCATATCCTAGGACAATGGCATCTCTTTTAAAGCAATTAGAAAAAAAGACTGATAATATTAAAAGGAAAAGAGTCTCAAGAGAAATTAAAAAAGAGGAGCAATTAGAGTTAGCTGGGAAAGAAGCACAATTTGAAGATTTACAAAAAGCTTTAAAGCCATTTATGATTTCACGGTTAGAATTATATTTTAAAGAAGAATTAAAAAAAGGCAATTTAAATCCAGGGCAAGAAAAAATTTATATAGAAAATGCTGACAATGCTGCAACAAATCAGGTAGGCAATATAAAAGTTCCAGATTATATACATTTTGCTGGAAGAATTGCTGCATATGAATGGATGCAAGCAGTCAGAGGTGATAACTTTATGACAATAAAGGATGGCAGTGCATTAGAAATTATGGATAGGATTAAAATTCCTTTAAGTGATGGCATTGTTACTACTGGTATGGGTCCATCAGAGCATATTATTTATGACCAAGATAGAGTAGAATATTATTTAGATGGTGAGAGATATGAACACTTAGCAGATGTCCCTGGTATTAAGGGAAAAGTTAATATATTTGATGGAGCATCATTTGTTAGTGAAGAATATTTAGACGAAACTGGTCAGAGAATTGGAGTCTATAAAATTTATGATGATGAGGGGAATATTAAAGAAATAAAAACTGTTTGGCATGAGCATACCAGAAATGACGATGGCACATTTGCGGGTACAATTGAGAAGAAGCATGCTGAGTTTGTAGGTATTCCCGGACTAGAAATAAGAAAAAAAGATGGAACTGTTATAGTTAAGATGATAAAAGAGATGGGGAAACTTCGTATTAAAGATGGTGATGGAAATTACATACATCAAATTTCTGACCTAGATGCAGTTAAAACTACTACTGGAGTATATGATATACGTAAAAAGAATAGAGTGTTTGGCAAGTTTAGATTACAAGAGTCTTCAAGGCAGGTTATAATTACTCCAAGGCCTAAATCATCTGATAGTACATCTGGCTTCGGTCAAATACTAGAAAACTTAAACTTTGACATTAAAGACAAAACTGTTGCAGCTGACTTTAAAAAGTATCAAGAAACTTTATCTAATATACTATTTGAGCAAGCAGATAGGTATAGTAATCTTTTGATGAATGCAACTAAAGATCCTAAAGTATTATGGGAAATAGTTAAATATAACTTTAGCGATAGAGCCGAAGCTAAATTAGCATTACGTACATTCTTAGGTATTACTAAAGGTAAAGGTATTCATCTTGCTAATAATTTAACTATGTTAAGACCAATGATTATGAATATGCTAGTTGTAAAAGGTGTCCTGCAGGGGCGTACTACACCAGCTAAACTAAATAGTTTAATGGATGGTGGCTATAAAGGTTCAACATATGTAATGAAGCCCGGTAGAAAAGTAGAAGAAGGTAAGGTAATACTGTCTGCTGACAATGCAACTATCTTTAATGATACTGTAGATAAAATGCTTGAAACATTTGATGATCAAGGTAAAAAAGATTTTAATGAGTTGCCTTATGAAGATAAGGTTGATGCTGTAAATTACTGGCTCGAAGAAAATAATGTAGCTGTACTAACTTATAGATTTCCATTATTGCAGATTGTTGGCTTAGAACCAAGAATGATACAGGAATTTACAAAAAATGAAGGTAATGCAATATATCACCATATTAATGATACAGCAATTAGATTGGTTGGAGATAACGATTATGATAAAGCATCTGTTATTGTTATAAAAAATGAAGATTTAAAAATTATACAATCATTCCAGCAAACTAATTGGTATAAAGAGCGTAAATCAGTAAATGCAGATATTGGTATATTTAAAAAGCCCGATACATTTAGCTTTGCAAACCCCATAGAATTACGTAGATCTATTATGACATTGATGTATGGCAGCAACAGTCAAGGCCTTGCAACAAACCTAAAAAATATGGCTTCAATCATATCTAAAAAGTTTGGAAAGATTGAATTTAATGATGGAGTAACAATTACTCCAAAGAAAATGACTGATAAAGTTATTATGAATTATGCTCCATTGAATGATGATATAACTAAATATGATATTCCAGACAATGCAAGATTGGTTGGTTATGATAGTGAAACTAGAAAGTGGGTAGATTGGAATGCTGGCTTAGGAGATAAATATTTAGAGACTACTGCAGAGCATGAGTTTTTATTGATTGCAAATGCAGCAGTAGATATAACCAAGTCTGGGATGCTTACTGCTAAATGGGGAGCTGTTAAGTATGAATGGTACTTAGATAGAATGTTCCATGTTGAAGGAAAACTAACTAAGCATCATTATAAAATGATAACTGGTACTAAAAATAGCCCTGGTCTAATTAAAAATTATAAATTCTCTGCATTAAAGAAAGCTCAAACTCCAAATTCAAGAGATAGAATGAGTTTTAAATTATTTATGCATGCATTAGATGGGGTAAGATCTAGAAAAGATGCATCTCCTGAAGCTTTAAAGAAAGTAATTCAAGAAGGTGTAAGAATAACTAATGCTATACAGTTAAAACAAACTGATGGTTCATATAAGCAATCTGCATTAAGCATTAAAGATATTGAAGTAATAAATGAAAGTACTCCTACTGAAGAATTTTTATTAAGAATGGCAGATAAATTTAAAGATTCATTTACTCCTCAAGATAAAGTAGAAGCTCCATTAGTATATAACGAAAAAAGAGAAGATATGTCTCATTTTCTTGCAAGAAGAGATTTAGCTAGATATATAGCACAAGACATTAAAGATGGAAAAATAGATGCAGATGATTTAGAGATAGGTCAAGATATTGCTGATAGATTTGCTGACGAATTTTATCCTAAAAATGAAGAGCATGAAGGGCAAAACGTAGAAGAAACAACAAATGAAGAAGTAAAAGAAAAACATATTATTAATAAGCAAGCAAGGTTTGATGAAGATCTTTATGAACTGTTAGATAAGTATAACAACGAGCTTAATGATGCTGGTGAACAGGTTCGTAAAGTATTTACATTTAATATGCTCTATGGGTTTAAAGGCAGGGCAAATATTAAATATCTACCTGATCCTATTGTATTTGATAATGAATATTTAATATATTATGCAGATCAAGCAGGAAAATATCACCAAGATACAACTGTTGATTATAAATCTATGGCTGATTTAAGAAAGAAGAAGAATCCTACTACAGCATTAATACAGGAAGCAAGAAAGGCTTGTAAATAATGAAAGAAATATGCGATATACCACAACAAGTCAATACAGAGGCTGCTGAATCTGAGATAAATAATTTACTTGATACATTTGAAACAGTTTATCAGGCAAATTTTGGTGTACCTTTATTTAGTAAAGAAGCATTTAAAAGTGCATCTAAAAAGATGACAGCTAAAATAAAAGAGTTAAGTAATCAAAAAAGGATTTTAAAGAAACAGGGAGCTAGTCAGGAGCTAGCAGATGTTGATAAACAAATATTAGAACTTGGAAATAAAAGATCTAAGTACGACAGAGATTATAAAAACTTTGAAAAAAAGCAAAGAACTTTAAAGAAAATTAATAAGATTATAATGGATAGGCTTGTAAGATATGCAGAGCATAATGTATATGATGTCAATCCTCATACTCAAATCCCTACAATTAAAGAGTGGATATCAAGACAATTTACATTACCATTCAATAGGTTGACAGATCTAGATGTTAATACCTTAGTATCTATAGCTAATACTTTAGACAAATCATTTAAGAAAGCAGAAGCTAATGCACAAAAAAGAAAGTTAGAAGATGGAGCTTTCTTTGAATTAAGAGACCCAGCATCATTATTATTTGAAACTGATGTAAGTTTAGCTGGATATAAATTTACTGAACAAGCTAGGTCAATGACTGATAATATGTATTCTAAAGCTGCTCCACATAAACTTGCTTTATCTGTTGCATTAGAAAGATTAAAGCATTTTGCTAACAACAGTAATAAAAATATAGATGATTTAATTGAATCAGTACATAAAAAATTAGATAGACAAGAGATGTATCTAATCCCTAAGAGAGTTGTTGGTTGGGATCTTGATAAAAATAATAAAAGGCCTGGCTATAGATTTGAAAATTTGCAACATAAAAAGAAATATGAAGAAATACTAGAAAGAAATATAAAGCAAAACTGGAATGCAGGAGGGCAGATACAAAAGATAGAAATTGATGGAAGAAATAGTTATTTTATCCCAATAAAAGAAGTGATGGCTGGTGGAAGAGAAATATATTATGCATATGAAGTGCCTTACATCCCAGCAGGAGAAGTTGTTAAGGGAGTTAAGATAAAAAATGATAGCTTAATGAACCCAATGAAGACATATAATGCTAAACAATGGCTTGATTTCTTTTCTATACCAAGATTAGCCCCTACATATAAAGAATTTGCATCAGACCCTAAAAAAGATTCAATGACTATTGGTATGATGCGTGAGGGATATTATAATTCTACACTTACTAAGCCAATGAGTGGGCTTGATAAAGACGGTGAATCATTTACTATTAAAACCTATCAAGACTATGAGTTTAAAGAAGATCAATCTGATGTTTCTGATTCAGAATGGAGGATGGTCGCTGAAATTAGACGCATTATGAGGAATATATATGGGGATATTACAAAAACAGTAATAGAGCAAGAAGCTTTTTTAACTACTGCTTTAAATAAGGCTGCAAAGAAAAAGGGAATCAGTCTATCTGAGCTTAGTAGAAAAAGTAAGAACGATTTAAATAAAATACTTGCTGATGTATTAGGATTTGATAATATAAATATGAACTTCTATGTTAATAAATATGGAAAAGTAATATCCATGAATCATCATTATAACCATGTAGAAGATTATATTACCTACAGATATCCTATAAAAGATATATTAATTAATAGCATGGAATATAGAGATGCATTAGAGGTTCGTATTAGTGAAAAAGAAAGAGATATTGCAGCAATTCAAGATGAACATCAAGATAATCCATCAGCGGTAGGACAGCAAGTCATTGATAAAAAGCTTGAATTAGAAGAGATGATAAATCAGCTACAAGTTATTGAAGATAAAATAGATTTAACTGTAGGCTTAAAATCTAAAGAAGAAATTGATCATTCTAAAATTAATCAGGCTACTCAATTAAAAGCTACTATGGAAAGAGGCTTAATGATGGAAGCCTTACCTAGATACATCAATAAGGATGGAGATATAACATTTGCTAGTCATTATGTAGATGCAAAAGGTAGGAAAATAAAAAATAAGCCTTATACTCATGGCAGACGCATGGACTTTGATGTATTGACTGAATATATTGATGATGCATACAGGCAATTAGAACAAAATGGATTAAAGATTAATTTAATTGAAGCTGTAAATGCAGTTGATAG